TAGTTTCGTTAAATTTTTCGCAATACTTAGACATTAAAGGATAGATAGTCAACTTAAGATATTGATTAAAAGCAGCATTAGCATTTGCATAGTTAACATCTTCCGTCTGAAGTAAAGATAATGGAACACCGTATGCTGCTGCTATCTCCTTCATAGACCAACTTCTAGCAACCTGATACTGCATGTCCTTAGGAGCAAAACCTAGATTCTTAATCTCCATTTCACCAGACGTTACTGCTACTCTACCACTGTTCTGCACTCCACCAAACCTTTTATTCCATTGACGATATAGATCCTTCATATCTTTTTCATTAAGTTTGTTCTTGTAATTAACAGCAAAATCAGGTCTAGAATTATTTAAACCTAGATATTTTTCATAAGCATCTATATATAAATATCTTTCCTGAGCACTTAAGCATGACTCAAGATTTCCACGACCTATTAACATATTGCCCGGCTGATAATTAACAAAGTGTAATATCTCTTCAGGTTTATATCTATATTCTATCTTTTCAGGCTTATAAATATATCCTGTAATTCTACCCTGAGTCTTACCAGTAGCTACAGGAACTACATATTCACTCAATAATGGAATAAGTTCTGTTATGATGTCGCCTTCTTTTACTATTAGAACATAACTATTGCCAATGAGTCCTTGATATTGGAATACTATCTCTGCAAAATCCGTATAGTTTTGAGTAGGATTAATATTTTTAAGTAGCGAAAGTAGTGGATGCTCAATGATTTCTTCAACGGTATCTTCTTGTTTAATAATTATATTGGAAGATTTACATAGTTTATTAAGACTTTTATCGCTAAGTCTTTTATAAGAAGTAACTTGTAGATCTTTTCCTCCACTATTTTTATAATATAACTTAAGTGGTATACTTGCGCACGTAGATGCATTCTTAGAGTTAGCTATTGCAACCCAACCAGTATTTAACTTGATTAGATTGATTGGACTTGCATTCTGTTCGTACTCTTTACCATTAATTATTTGGAAGGAATTGAGTATTGGTCCCTGTCCTTCTGTTGCTACTGTACCTGCTTTGGACGTAAACCTGCTTAGAAAGTCTTGTATAGACATAATTCTCCTGCTATGTTTCAAAATTATTATAGTAACAGGAAGGATATTTAATCGTCAGAGTCATCAGTAATGTCATCTTCTGTCATAATAATAGGTCTAGTATATTCTACTTTTTGGTCATCTACGTAAGAACAAACATATCTAAGTGGGTCTATTAAGTGGTCATTAACCTTAACTGGCTTTTCAGTTCCCTTAATATATTGATAGTTTTCCATTTCGGTAATAAGGTTAGTACATCTATCGGATATTAGAATGTCAGAAGAATCATTTCTAATTCTTAATTTATTTCTTATTCTATCTATTCCTGATGCTACGTCGTTGTTTGCCTTTATAGGACTAAGACCTGCATTCTCAAGTTCTCCACCTAATCCTGCCGCCGATGGATCATATATTATTGCTGCATTAGGATATTCTTGACTAAATCTAACTGACTGTTCTAATATATCCCTCATTAAACATTTCTTTTTATAAAACTCATCAATAACACTTAATCTATCTCCATTCTTCCCTACAACTATTATGCCAGTCGGATTGCTATATCCATAATCTATACCTATAAAATATTCTTCAAAAGAAATTTTTGGACTTATTTTCTTTACATGTTTGTTTCTATCAAAGGTATCAAATATAACGTCGTCTAGTGTAATCCATAAACCCTCTACAAATCGTTTATACTGAGAACCTTCCATTGTTTTAAGTTCATCTATATAATCCTTAGGTAAATAACTATTTTCTATAGACGACGCAGTAACTACTTCCCTATTAATATTGTCTTCTAGGAAAAAATGCTTATAAAGGAAGTGATTCTGACCAGCAGGATTACCGCAACAAAATATCTGTCTACTACCAATATCTAATCTTAGTCGCCAAGATAGTTCATTAAATTCATCTTGTGTAAACTCAGTTACTTCATCTATGTATATTGCTCCAAGATTCATTGACCTTATCTTCATTCCTCCATCATCCATACCTAAGCAGTAAATAGTAGCTCCACCATTCATTTTAATAATACCTTCTGACTTATTAAACTTATATGAACCTAATGGAAGCACAGGTCTTAAGCTTCCTATAAGATTAATCATTGTAGATTTCTTAAGTGAAGATAGTGTTTTTCTTATTAATAGTATCTGATTATTAGGTATAGTTATCTGTTTAAGCATAGCCATACATAGAGCCTGAGATTTTCCGCTTCCAAAACCACCTGAGTAGAGTACGTGTTTCTTTTTGCTATTAACAAACTTAGACTGAGATGGTAGCAGTTTGTAGGATATTGACTTATCTGGCATATTCCCACCTATAACTAAATGCATGTTTACGTTTACCAATTAGACATAGTGAAATGTTATTAGTCTTACCATATGAATTATTTAAGCTGCACATATATTTACCAGCTTCACGAATACTACTAAAAGTTTTTAAGATATTACCATTGTCGTCTAACTGATTAACCTTCTTACTTTTAGCCAATGAAATAGACTTATTCCTTTTTGATATTGTTTCCTTAGATATATTTAGTTTATAACCTGACTTGCCACCATTCCAAGGACTATTACCCTTCTTAAAACATGCTACTTTACTAGCGATACCTTCTCTATGCATCCTCAAAGTAGATTCACGCATTAATTGTATAGTGCTAGGACTTCTCTTACTATGACGGTCTGGATCATTAATGTTATATCCTTTACTATTATCTTTAGTAAAAAATAATGTTATGTAAAGCGATTCCATATATACTATATCTTTAGGTTCGCAGTATATTAATGGTTTAAATTCAAAATTATCTTCTCCATACTTATTAAATGACGACTGAAGGTGCTTATTAAAGTGCTTGCCTTGACGTAAAAGAAGTCTGTGCTTAGATAGTCTTCTGTGAATATTAATGCTACTTCCTATATATCTCTTGTCATTAATCTTATTAATAATGTTATAAGTACCACTATTCATCCAATTTATCACCCTCATCCTTTTCGAAACTAAAGTTTAATTCTATTACGTCTACCTTTGTAACTTCTTCTTGGACAATGGTTTGCGTATTGGCTTGACCAGTCGTTGTGCTAGTCGTTGTATTAATTTCCTTATCCATTTCAAAAGATTTAATTTCGGTTTCTTTCGTTTTAATTTCTGGTTTTTCATCTAATTTTACCTCATTTTCTTGAAATTTAATTACCGTTGTAGCTGATTCTGATTCTGCATTTCTTATCCTGTCATTTAATAGTGCGGTAATTTCTTTACAAGCATTTATTACATCAGTAGGTTTGCCATTCTTATCCAATGCTATCTTACTCAATATCTTCAATCTTGTGTCTAAACTTAATCCTGCATTTTTTGCTGAAGTAGAACCCTTAGGTCTACCCCTCTTCTTAGGTACTATTGGTGTAGTATCCATTATTTATTCTCCACTTTATTAAGGAAATTCTGTTTATCGGTTATTTTGTCTTTCCAATCTATCTTCTTGAGGTTATCTATTAATTCATCTACAAATCTAGCGTCGTTTATAGATTCTGCTGGTATGCATATATCTTCAATTATTACATATGGACGTTTAGTTCGCGTTATTTCTTCAGGTGTAAGTCCATGCTTCTCAATTAGACCTACTGCATTCCTAGGAGCAATCTTATGCAAATCATAGACTAATCCTTCAGTGTTTAGTCGTTTGATTAGTTCTTTTGCTTGATAGAAACCCCTTCCACAACAAGGACTTATGAGGATAATTCCCTTATTCATGTTAACTCCTTTTTAAATAGCATCGAGGGACTACTCAGGAAAAAAGGAAGTCAGTAAACCTTTTCATCCCTCGACACCAGAATCATTATAGTTAGTAATCCGATTTCTTATATGCAGAATCATACTTCTAACAATAGCATTAGCGTTTAACTTATGTCTTTTTGACAATACAATAAGAGGTATATTAAGGAAGTAATAGTCAGTGAATATCTTACATTGCTTCTTTGAAAACATCCTATTAATATGTCTGAGTGCTTCAGCTATAGATGCTTTATCCTCTTCTTGTATTATTTTATCCTTAGGATCCTGTATGCAACCTTGGTCATTAAGTGACAACTCATAAGACGCAGTAAATCCTTTCTTAAGGAGGAAGCGACTAATTTTTACTGGATGTTCTACTTCTCTTTGTTTTTGTAGTTGATTCCTTATTTGCATATAGCACCAAGTAGCGAAGCTG